CAAAAGAAAGATCCGCCAAAGCCCGTCTTGGTTTCGAGCTCAAGCGATCTTGAAAATAGGGCAAGAGCGTATCTTGCAAAGGTTCCGGTTCCGATGCGCGGGGAACGAAACAACGGGATATTCAAGGCTTGCGGACACTTGCATTCAATGCGAGACGAGATCGGCGGAAAGCTTAGCGTCGATCAAGTGGCGAGCCTGGCTCAAGAATGGTACGGAACTTCGGATCCAGAAGTCGATTTTAACTACATCCACCAGCGAGCTAGAACGAGCGAGGTTTGCGGGACTCCAAGAGCCCCAAAGGTGATTGAGACCGGCTACCGTCCGATTGAGCCATGCGAGCTCATTGAGATTGATTTGTCGGCTGAAATCGATCCGGCTGAATTCGTCGAGTCGCTCGTACCAGATCGAGGTCTAATCAAGGAGGTTTATGATTTCTACCAAGATCAGGCTATCAGCCCAAGCAGCATCATCGGGATGGCAACTGCAGTTTCGTTTGCCGAGATGCTTTTCGGGCAAAGGATTCAAAGCCAAACAGCACTGAGAACGAACGACTTGAACGTAATCCTCGGGCCGACAGGATGCGGCAAAGAGGCTTGCGAAAAGACCATAACACGGATCATGGATGCGGTCGATGCTCCAGGTATGGTCATGCCTGCGGGCGTTCAAAGCGGTAACGGATTGCTCGGCTACATGGCAGACAATCCGGTTTGCATCTGGGTCAAAGACGAATTCGGAGTCTACCTTGAAAATGTTTTCGGGAAGCGCAAGCAACCGATGGAGGCTCAGGTTGGCCGTCTGCTGCTCGAGCTCTACAACAAGGCCGAAACCCGCTACAGCGGCAACGCGCACGCCAGCGGGTGCAAGAACGCCATCGATCAGCCTCATTTGGTTCTACTTGGATTAAGCACCCAAGGAACGATTTTTGATAGCCTCAGTTTCAAAGACGTTGAGAATGGGTTGATAAACCGAATAGCCTTTTGGGTGGTGACTGAAAGACCGGCTCTCAAAGAGTTTCCAAAGATGGCAAGGGTTCCAGATAGCCTTCGCAATAGGGTATCGGGTTGGCTAGGAATCAAGCCAATGGGACGCATCGACGGATCGCTAAACGAAAGGCCAGATCCCTACGTTATCAACATGACCGATGAGGCTTTCGCAAGGTGGAATAGGCATCGAATGGCGATCCATGAGCGATCAAGCGCGGAGGACGATGGGAGGTCAAGCCTTTGGACTAGAACAGCAGCTAGGACGATGAAGTACGCTTTGGTTCATTGGGCAAGCGGTTACGATCAAGGAAAACTGAACGAGTTCCAGCAAAGCATTGAAGCTGCAAGAATCGAAATCGAAAGCGTTGAATGGGCGATCAGGCTAAGCAACTTTCTGACTCGCTCGGCTTGCACCCTGATCGAGAACAACACGGTTAACACGCACAAGGGCCGGGGCGAGGTGGCTATCCTCGATTTCGTTTCAAAAGCTCCTGGGTGGGTCAACCTGCGAACGATTATGAATCGAAAGCACATCTCCAAGGGCGATCTTGTTTCGGCGGCTGTCAGGCTGGAATCCGAAGGTAAGATCAAGCTCGAGCAAAAGCCATACGGAAAAGGCGGCAAAGAGCAGATCCGAGTCTCAAAAATAGACTCCTAAAGTTGTCGCAAAAGTTGTCGCAAAAGTTGTCGCAAAACAGATAACAGTTTTGAAAGGTAAGAAAAACGAATGCAATCCAAGACAGCATTAGCAAAAGTTTGCGACAAGTGCGACAAGTTTGCGACAACTTTGCGACAACTTCAAAACAACAAAAAACCAATAAATTCATTGATATATATATATATATATACAGAAGTTGTAGCAACTTGTAGCCTTTGGGGTGTACCTGTCCTTTTGGGATCCTTTTTGGCTCTTTTGGTGAATCTGTCTGTCTCTCCCTATATTGCGACAACTTTTTATGCGACAACCGCGACAACTTCACCAAAAGTAGGTAGCCTGGAATGAAACTTTCCGAATACTTTGCCAACATCGAGGATCTTAAATCCGAAAACAAAGACCTTCGCAAGCAGCTTGAGCGAACGAGCCGAAAGCTGACCGAATCTCAGGCAAGAACAAAAGAGTTATTCGACGCACTCCGAGCCGTCGTCAAGTCGGATCATCCAGCGTTAAGGAGGAAGAAATGAAAGTCGGCGATAAGGTTTGGGTATTGTGCGAGGTTGTCGAAGGGGCTTATCGAGGCCAGATCGAGTGTAAGAATGGGTCAGTGTGTTTCCGTTCATTGGTCAGCGAAGTTAAGCCCGTCGAGTGGCGATGGCCAAACAAAAACGGCATTGAGGATCTTAAAAAGGCTCGGTGGTATCTCGATCGATTGATTCAAGAGGAGGAAACAAAGTGAGAATTTTCATCCCAGGCGAACCGGTGGCGCAACCACGGCCAAAGGTTTCGACTCGCGGCGGTTTCGCAAGGGCCTATGTTGATGCAAAGCATCCCATCCATGAGTACAAGCTAGCAATCAAGCTAACTTACACCGCGGCAGGTGGCGAGGTGCTAGAGGGGCCGGTTTCGATTCGAATCGTTTGTTGGTTCGATCGACCTAAGGGACACAGCAAGAAGCGACGGCAACAGCCAGAGCCAAAGACCACGAAGCCCGACCTGGACAATGTCGGAAAAGCAATCCTCGATGCGCTTAACAAAATTGCCTACAATGACGATGGGCAGGTCTATCGCTTGACTGTCGAGAAGTGGTACGTTGGGCCAGAGGATCAAGTCGGAACGATTATCGAGGTAACCCAATGACGCAACGAAAAAACATCTCGCAACCTGACGAGGCTTGGTCGGCGTGGGATCGAGCAGCGGCCAAAATGGACATGACTCTAAGCCAACTGATTTTCGAGGCTATGAACGAGCATTTAGGGCTATTTCTCGCTCGCAAGACTAAGAAGCGACCAAAGACAGCAAAGGCGGCTCGGAAGCGGGAGAAACGAAATTAGGGCCGTTGCTTGCAATTTGCGGCGGTCAAGCCTAAAATGCGGGAAAGGAGTCAAAATTATGAACATCGGTGATTTAGTTAAGAGCAAGCGTTTTTGGGCGGCGGCGGCTACGATTGCTGTCGTCGTTCTCAAGGACAAGACCCCGTTGACTGAAGATCAGATTCAGCAACTCGTTTGGGTTGTTGGTGCTTGGATCGTTGGCGATTCTGTTCGGCCATTGCCTAAACCTGACGAGGTGGCAAAGTGAATCGCGTAAAATTTGCTGACAGGCTCAAGGCACGTCGAGCGGCTCGTGAAATCTGGATCGCTAGGCGATCGGATCCAACCGTGGCCGACCTCATTGCAAAGACCATCGACGGCGACGAGGAAGCCGGAAAGCTGCTTTTCGGCTCGCATCCCGACTTAGTAGGCATCGATCCGGCTACGCTGTTTTTGCTGATTCAGATCGCTCTCAAGCTCTGGATTTGGTGGCAATCTCAAAAGCTCGAGAATCCTTCGGAGGATGTTGCCGTTGGCGAGCCCTTCGACATGACGGTCAGCGACGACGATAACGACTAAGCCCAGATCGCAACGACTACCTACTAACCTTCAATCCTTACAAGCGGGTTAGTCGGAGCGAAACGGGCAATACACAAGGATGGATGATGGCTGACGAAAAGCAAAAAGAAAACTGGTTGCCTTGGATTGTCGCAGCGTTGGCGGTCTTTGCGATGTTGCGAAATCAGCAACCGCAACCGGATAAGCCACAGCCAAAGGAGCTCAAGTCGGTCGTCTCTCAAACGCTACCATCAATCCGATCAGCCTACAAGCAGGCGTTTTTAGAGGCAGCATCAAAGATAGAATCCGGCGAAATCAAAGATCAAGAGCAATGGACGAAGTTCATCGCCGACAACGCAGGGACTAAGCAACGTGAGGCACTCGATCGAGTCTACGAAGCCATTGACAAACTAGACTTGCCTGCAAGCTTCGCTGGTAAGGAAAGCGAGATCGCCAAGATCAATCGGGAAATAGCGGGGGCTTGGTAATGGACAAGCCCGACACAACAGGCGGAGCGTGGATTGCGTTGGTCCTGATTATGGGATTGCCTGCTTTTGGTTTGGCGGTTTTGTTTTTCTTGGCTATTGTGGGCGTTTTGGATATTATCAGCGATGCCATCAAGACTCTCACCAAAAGGGTGTTTTGGGATGAGTGAATTTTTCACAGGCTACGATCCAACCATCGAGAATCGAGACGCGATCAAGGCTAGCTCGACCGAGATCGCTTTTACCATGCGGGACTTCGCGACTCCTGAAGAGATTGATCCACGGCCATTGATGCGGCATGATAAGCAGCTAAACATGTCAAGCTGCCAAGGCTTTAGCCTTACCAATGCTTGCGAATACGTTTGGTCGTTGGTGCATGGCTCATTTAGTCCAGAGCGTCAGTTATCGGCGTTGTTTGCTTACTTGGAGTCCCAAAGACAGAGCCAGGGTTTGCTCGGTGTTGACAAAGGATCGACCATCGAAGCAGGGCTCAAGGTCGCAACATCGATTGGGATGCTTCCCGAAAAGGATTTGCCATACTCAACGCCATATCCAAGCAACGCTCGGACGTTGATTACCGATGATATGAGGATGAAGGCTTTCCCGTATCGAATCGGCTCGCATACTTGGCTCGATTCTTATGATGCCATCTTTCGGTACTTGGCAAGCGGTGTAGGCGCTGTCCATACCGGGACGCTCTGGAATGATTCGTTTTACGCTCGCAACGGAGTGCTTGAGTCGGTCAATCTCGGTCGCGGTGGAGGTCATGCTACGGCATGGCTCGGCTACTCGAAACGCAGAGACAAGCAGGGACGCAACTACCTTTGGCGGCTCAACAGTCACAACGATTCATGGACTGAAATTGCCCCAAGTGTGATTGATGCTCTTTGCAGGCATCAATGGACATCGATTGTCGGCGTGTCGGATCTTTCAACGCCAGGGCCCCGGAAGGTATCTTGGATGCAGTCGAGGCCATTAGGATGAACTTAAGCAACGGAGAAAAAGGGATGTTTGCCGTGATTGGT